CGAAAGTATTCTTCTCTATTCTTTGCGTACTCTCTAGTCATTTGGAAAGTAATGATCGTATCTCAATATGTAGTATATCACAATACTGACAGAAATCAATAGTATCATAACCATAATGTTTACGCTATGAACTACTTCCATGATAATACTTATTATATTCTATTTCTATATCATCTAAACCTTCTACTTCAGATGGTGTGCTAGTTATTTCTGGCATACGTTGGGTATAACCATCCCAACCTTTTTTAATATCTTCAACTTGTCTATCAACATCTCTCATAGTATTCTCTATTTTAACATTAGTCCATACCTTTTTTAAATACGCAATAAGTCCTAAAGCAAGATGAGAGATAGGGAAGCGTTGTTTCTTCGCCCATCTCTCTGCTTTTGCGTACCAAGGATCTACACCCTTGCCAAATTGTTTTTCAAATTCTATCTTCATGCAATCATTAGCATTGCTTTATGTAGTTCTTTTGAATGTTCCAGTTCATCATTTGCTATCTCAGCAATCTTTTTATCTTCTGGATGCCAAGCACTATACTTTACATAAGTTTCATATGCGTGTTTCTCAATCTTCATGTTGATATCATAAGCGTTAACAGGATCGATGAGATAGTAAGCAACCATGATCCAATAATACACCAGAACAAGATGCTTGGCAAAGAACCTGTCGATCCAATATTTATTGCCTTCCCTAAGTTCCATCTCTTCCAAATGTTCTGTTTCATTTAATGCCTGATAGAAATGTTCCTTCATCAAATATATATGGTCTTCTCCTCTCAATCCAAGTGACTCACGAAAGTGAAGTACACTAATAAATGAGAAGTAAGGTGCTCTCGCGATAACTTCTAATACCCAGAATCTTTGAAAATCTCTACCTCTGTAGAGAAAATCAATGATGTAAATTGTGGTGTCTAACACCCATGTATTAAATTTTTTCATACCCAAGCGTAATTTATAGATGTAAATACTGCTATGCAGATTACTCCAAACAAAATAGTTGTTGATTTAATTGGTAAGTCTTTCATTTTATCTCCTTAATTGAATCCAATGAAAAAGGATGTTCGTGTAGATACGGAACATCCTCTCTTGCATGTTTTACTGCTTCAAATGCGTCTTCAGCATATTCACCAATTTCATGGTGTTCATTTTTTTGGTCGTGCCAACCTAATGTGTAGTGGGACATGATAGTTTCAACTCCAGTACGTTATTATTTATAATAACACACTAGGTATAAATACGCAGTTATGTGTGGACTCACGCACTAAGTTAGGACATCAAGTTCGGTTTCCTCTTCTTCATTAAGATTTGTTTTCCTTTTCTTGTCATTCTTATCATCTCCAACTACTTCTCTAAGTAAATTGTCATCATCAGAAAGACTTTCATTCCACTCCCCATAACTTGCCATCATTTTTCTCCTGTAATAATTTCTTCATCACAATCTGCAAAATCAACTGCCATTTGACCTCCGATTTCAGCACCTTGATCCATACCAAACATTGATATTGCACCGCCTATTACCCATCCTACTATAGGAATAGATGATACACCAGTTTGTGTAACAGTAGCAGCACCTAATGCACCACCAACCATCTTACCAGTTCCTTCTCCACTTCCTCTTGCTTTAATACATGCTATCTGTTTTTCAGTTAGTCCAGAGGAGGTTGTGTTAGTAGTCTCTCCTACTACATTTTGTTTCTTAATATCTACATTCTTCTTACCCATTCCTAAGAAACCTGCAGGTCTACTAATTTGTTCTGTAGATGTTACAATCTTAGGATCATGTGCTCTGTAATCAATCTTATATCCAGTTTTATCTGCCTCTATTCTGTATGCAGTATACTTTCCTATAGGTAAATCAAATTTAGGAAACGAAGAATTATTTGAAAGCATCCCAATCATACCGATATGGGATATACCCAAAACAGTTCCTAATCCTAATATAAAGGCACTTTTCTTATCCACTATCCTTTCTTAGTTGGGGTTGGACTTGGAGCAAGAACCATTGGTGCTTGTTCTAATCTAATTGTTTGTGCAGGTGCTGTGTTTGCTGCCTTTTCAATTAGTTTTTCCATATCTTGTTTAGATATAGGAGCAACTGGAGGTTTTGATGCACTATTACCATTCTTCTTAGATGCTGTTTGGATGCCAAAACTAGCTAGGACCCCTGTAAAGACCGAAGCTATGAAAGTTGGGTCAATATTTTTTTGAGGAAAATTTGGGATCGAAACATAATTTAAAGTTAATATTCCACCACTCCAAATTAAAATTCCGAGTCTAACAAAAGTTGAGAAGATTTCCATCTGCTCCTCTTTGTCCTCGGATAGTTCTTTTAGTTTTGCAATAGGACCTACTGCTTTTTTAGGTTCTTCTGCTTTTACTTCTTCTTTTTTAACTGCTTCTGCCATGACATAAAATTGAGAGACTATTTATATATAGCATTCTCAATTCTATGCAAACATATGTTTATTTAAAAACCTAATGGTATAGGAGATTTAGGACCTGCTGCAGGTGCATCAGGTGTAGGTGAAGCAGGTGCGGGATTAACAAGATCTCCTAATCCCCCTAGTGCTCCTCCACCTGCATCTCCACCAAGGATACCACTCATTCCACCTGGCATCACTGATTCCATAATTTTACTTTTTACATCTTCAATAATCGCATCTTTACGAATGAAGACATATCCACCGAGACCTACTACTGAAAGGGAAATAACTCCACTCGCAATAGCAATCCCGTTTACAATTTTTTGTAACATAATTTTACCTTGCTTTAATTGCAGATTCTACCTGTGCTAATAGTTTATCATCCATATCGGTTTTTGTCAACTTGACTGCTTTCTTAAGGATAATAAGGCAAATGCCTATTAGTTTTTCGCCCAGTTCTTCATTGTCTGGTACTTTTGCTACTGCATCAGTTATAACTTTTGTAGCAAATGGGAGTAAAAAGGATAACATAATCTTACTGTATTTACATCTACACTATATATAATCTAAATTTCTATAATGTCTACACCACTATCAGCATCATCTATGTACTCCAAAGATAATACATGACTTTCTTTTTCTATGTCTAACCATTCCATAAACTCTTGACGTATTGAATCACCGTTCACAACCTCTTCAAAATCATCACGAGAACAAAGTTCATTGATACGACTAAGAGACCAATCATGAGTCTGTTTCAGAGTTTCTTTCAAAGTTGCCATAATCTTTTTTCATGTAACGACCTAGGATGTTACTATTATAATACATCGGTGTCCCATCGTCAAGTGATTCCATCAAAACATTATTTAAAAATAATTGTTTTGTCTCTTCGTAGTTTACCTTTCCCAAGGTTTCGTGGAGGGATAAGATCTCTCTGGAGAAGTTGTCCTTTCCATATCTGGATATGTCGGCTTTGAGTTCTGGGGAGCTTCCATAATACTTCTTCCAATCTGACTCAGAAGTAACTCTACGCTTTCCTCCCTTTGGTTTACGCTTTTGCACAAAGTACTTTCTACCGATGTACTTTTTGCCTGTTGACTTATTAGTAATGAGGTAGACGTAACCGAAGAAGTCGCCAATATCGTCAGAAGTGAAAGCTGTACCTTTGTAGTACCAGGGATTTTCATAATCGCCTTCCATAATGAATTAATCATTTGTCATTTCCTATATTTATCCACCTGCAAAATCATCCCATTGATGATCTGCAGAATCTCTAATTGCTTTATAACACTCGTCTAGATCCCACTCTATATCAGAGTTTGAATCCTGAGAAGGTGTCTTTTTTAACGTCTTGTTTGATTCCACCAACGATGTAGGATTCGACTTCTGTTTCTTGTGGTGCGACTTGAAGACCCTTAGAACTGATCCAATGTTCTGTCCAAGGGAGTGGATTGTTTCTTGCAGATACGTCATAAATTGGTTTAATTCCTATTGATCTCATTCTACGATTTGCTACCCATTCAACATAACGATGAAGTAGTTTATCATTTAATCCAATCATAGATCCATCTTTGAATAAGTATTCTGCCCATCTCTTTTCTTCATCAACACACTTTTCAAACTCTTTTACTATCCAAGATTCTTCTTCTTTTACAATTTCGGACATTTGTTTGTCGTCACCTTTTCTCCAATTGTTTAGGATATTTTGAGTTATTGCCAGATGCTGATTCTCATCTCTTGCAATAAGCGATATGATTTTCGCAGACCCTTCCATGCATTTAAGTTCACCAAAAGCAAAACTACAAGCAAAAGATACGTAAAAGCGGATACCTTCCAAAATGTTGACATTAGCGACTGCCCTATAAAGTTTTCTTTTTAATTCTTTCTTTTCATAATCTGCGTTAGGTCCACTCCACTCTGTTCTCCACCAGTTACTTGTATCATACTGATGTGCCTGATTTACAAACGCATCATAGGATCCTGTGACACTCTCTGCCCTTTCTAAGATTCTATTGTCTGTAAGAATAGTATCAAAGACCTCACTTGGATTTGAATACACATTCTTCATAATGTATGTATATGAACGAGAATGAATCATTTCCATCATCTGCCATACGTTCATGCAACCCTCTAACTCAGGTAGAGAACAGTATGGTGCAAATGCCATACCTGGTGCACGACCTTGTACAGAATCAAGCATAACTTGGTACTTCAAGTTTGATGTAAAAATATGCTTTTGCTCTGGTCTTAATGATTGATAATCGCCACGATCTTTCTGTAAAGACACCTCTTCTGGTCTCCAGAAATATCCTAATTGAGACTTAGTTAAGTTCTCGAATGCAGGATACTTGAACGAATCGTATCTCTGAACACCTAAAGGTGCACCAAAAAACATAGGTTGTTTTTTAGTGTTGACCTTTTCTGTGTTGAACACAGTCATAGAATCAACCACTTTTTTCTCCGTAGAATTTTGTCTAAATTGCACAGGACTCGCACTCCTCTTGATTTTCTATTGAACATTCATCTATTAAATTATCTAACTCTGATGATTTTTCGGGAACATTATCATGCCATCCTATTGGATGTGCAGGTTCCTCAATCTCATCACTCTTCATATCATGAGTATTTTGATAATATGAGGTCTTCCATCCATACTTGTATGTGGTTAGAAGATCATTTGCCATAACACTAGTAGGAACTTCATTACCTTCAAAGTGTTGTGGATTGTAAGACCAGTTACCAGATATGGCTTGGTCGAAGAATTTTTGCATTACTGCAACGATGTTAATATATCCATTATTATTTTTCATATCCCAAAGAAGAGTATAAGCATTTTTCAAAGTCCCATACTGCGGAACAATCTGCTTAAGGGGTCCTTTCTTTGATTTTTTAATGGACAAGTATCCTCTAGGTGGTTCGATTCCATTTGTTGCATTTGACACAACGGAACTGCTCTCCGAAGGCATTTGTGCGGACAGTGTTGAGTTCCTAACTCCGTACTGAACGACAAGTTTTCTAAGAGACTCCCAATCATAGTTCAGGTTGTTTGGAACAATTTCATCGACATCGTTCTTATATGTATCTATTGGAAGAATTCCATTATGATACTTGGTGCGATTTGAGTATTCGCATGCACCTTTTTCCTTTGCAAGTTGTACAGTTGCCTTAATTAGGTTGTATTGGAATGCTTCAGTTAAGTCGTGAACTAACTTATATGCCTTCTCATCCTCATATCCTACACCGTTCTTAGCGAGGTAATGGGCAAGACCAATATAACCTACTCCAAGCGATCTACGTGCCTTGGTAGCGATTTCTGCTGCTCTGACGGGATATCGTTGGAAATCAATAAGCTCATCGAGAGACCTAACAGTAAGATCACAAAGGCTTTCAAGATCCGAAAGATCCCTAATTTTGCCAATATTAATAGCAGAAAGGATGCAGAGAGCAATTTCTCCAGTTTGGTCATCGATATGTTGTATAGGTTTAGTTGGGAGAGTTATCTCCTGACATAGATTACTCATTTCCACTTTATCCAAGAAGGATGAGTGGGAATTGCAATGATCTATGTTCATAATGTATATTCTACCAGTTTCTGCTCTTTCTTTCAAGAGGTCTAGTATAAGTTCTTGTGC